GAACGGTACGTTCATTCGCTATTCGCAAATAGCGAACGCAAACCGCCCGAAGGAACGGGACCTAAAAATCTCATTTCTTTGGAGGAAATTCTAATGTCTAAAGTAGTATATCGCGGCGTTGAATATGATACCGAAAAGCGTATTCAATACCAACAGCAGATGATGCAGCAACCCCAACAGTATAACGAAACCTATCGTGGTGTTAAGTTTACTAAGGAGGGTCATAAGTGATGAAAAAACTTAATGTACTTCAACTCATTAAAGAGCAGAAGCAAAAAGAGCAACGTCGTCATGAAGCATCACTTGCCCAACTAGTTGGCAATAGATAATGAAAGATTACCATTATCACTATGATGATATGGATAAGGACAGTAGAAGTCCAGCTTGTTATCTTTTAACATATCGTGGGTGTCGATACTGGTCATGTTATCGTATTCATCTAGTGGAATGGTTTGAAAAAATGTTTAAATCTGAGGGGTCTTGACACCCCTCTTTTTTTTAACTATAATTACCTTTGAACGGTTGATAAAAATGGATGTAGAAAAGGTTAAGCTAATTGTCAGAAACCTTGAGTCTCTGGTAGAATGCCTGAAGTCAGAAATTTATTCTGACACGACTCCATATCAAATGGATTACGAAGAATCTAACTTTCAAATTACAGATTACGACGAAGTATTTTATGACGGAGACGAAGATGAATAATCAGATTGATGAATTTGAGTTTATGAAACCAGAAGTAAAACTTATTAGTGTTACCCCAAATGCAGAAAAACACATGGCGTATTGTGCCCGTGTAAGTAATCCTGCTAATCAAGAGAATGAAAAGTTCTCTGGACTGCTCAAGTATTGTATTCAACATCAGCACTGGAGTATTTTTGAACAGGCAAGTATGACTGTTGAGATTAATACTACTCGTGGACTGGCAGCACAAATTCTTCGCCACCGTTCATTTACATATCAAGAATTTTCACAACGGTATGCTGATACTAATCTCCTAAACAAGACTATTCCTCTTCCTGAACTTCGTCGTCAGGATACAAAGAACCGTCAAAATAGCATTGATGACATTCCAGATTATCTGAAACTGGTTTTACTTGAAGACATTCGTGTTTTGTTTGAACACTCTCAAAAACTCTACAATCGTCTTCTAGAGAAGGGTGTGGCAAAGGAGTGTGCAAGGTTTGTATTGCCCTTGGCGACCCCTACAAGACTCTATATGACGGGCTCTGTGCGTTCTTGGATCCACTACATTGATTTGCGTTCAGCACACGGTACACAGAAGGAACACATGGAGATTGCTGAACTAGTTCGTTGCATCTTTACGTGTCAGTTCCCTGCAGTGTCTGAAGCACTTGGATGGACTCGTGAAGGTTGTTCTGAATGCGTGGATGCACCTTCTATTACGATCGAATAAATATTGTTACAGTTTATGGTAATTTATGGCAATTTATCCTATCATCAATAAAGAGACTGGGGAACAAAAAGTCATTGAGATGAGTGTTCATGAAATCACTCAGTGGTATAAAGATAATCCAGAATGGCAACGAGATTGGTCTGAAGGATGTGCTTCTCTTGGAGAAGTTGGTGAATGGAAAGACCAACTCATCAAAAAACATCCTGGTTGGAATGAAGTTCTTGAAAAAGCGTCTAAAGCCCCTAAGTCCCTTGTTAAGAAAATCTAATGGCAAGAAGAAGAAGAAGTGATGAGCATCAACCAATAGGTGTTGGTATGACTGCAAAACAAATGAAAAGAAAAAAACCTATTAATACAGAATTACTTTTAGATATTGATCCTTTAACGGAAAATCAAAAAAGATTATTCTCTTCATACGGTGAAAATAAAAATCTTGTAGCATACGGTGCTGCTGGAACTGGTAAAACCTTTATCACTCTTTATAATGCTCTAAGAGATGTACTTGATGAAAGAAACCCTTACGAAAAAATTTATATTGTACGTTCCCTTGTGGCAACTAGGGAGATTGGTTTTCTTCCAGGTGATCATGAGGATAAGTCCTCTCTTTATCAGATTCCATATAAGAATATGGTAAAGTACATGTTCCAACTTCCAAGTGATACTGAGTTTGAGATGTTATATGGAAATCTAAAAACACAGGGAACGATAAGTTTTTGGTCAACATCATTTCTTCGCGGAACTACATTAGATAATTCTATTATTATAGTTGATGAATTTCAAAACTTGAATTTTCATGAACTTGATAGTATAATTACTCGTGTTGGTGAGAATACTAAAATTTGTTTTTGTGGAGATGCGACTCAATCGGATCTTGTAAAAACAAATGAGCGTAATGGTATTATTGATTTTATGAAAATTTTAAGGGTAATGCCTTCTTTTGATATTATCGAATTTGGTGTAGAAGATATTGTTCGTTCTGGTCTATGTAAAGAATACATTATTGCAAAAACTGAACTAGGATTTTAATGTTTAAACATATTGATTTGAATCTTCCCACGCTAGAGCGGGAGACTATAGATGGAGTTCGTTATTATAAAATTCCTGATGGAGAAGAACTTCTAAAATTATTTTCTATTACTTCGGTAACTAGTCACAAAAATCGCCAGTTTTTTGCAAACTGGCGTAAAAAAATTGGTGAAGAAGAGGCTGATAAAATCACACGACAAGCAACAAGTCGTGGTACTGATATGCATACTCTGGTTGAGTATCATTTAAAAAATGAAAAACTTCCAGAAGTTCAACCTCTGTCAGATTACTTATTTAAAATTGCTAAGCCAGAATTAAATAAGATAAATAATATTCATGCTCTAGAGTCTTCTCTCTATAGTAAAGTATTAGGTGTTGCTGGAACAGTAGATTGTATTGCCGAATTTAATGGGGAATTGGCAATAATAGATTTTAAAACTTCAAAAAAACCCAAACCAAGAGAGTGGATTGAACATTATTTTGTTCAGTGTGTAGCATACGCATGTATGCTTTATGAGTTAACTGGAATTACGGTTAAAAAACTAGTAATTATTATGTCCTGTGAAAATGGAGAATGCATTGTTTATGAAGAATACGACAAAGAAAAATACATCAAACTACTCATACAGTATATTAGAGAGTTTGTTCAATACAAATTGGGAAAATATGAAACCTGATAAACAAACAAAAAGTAATTCAGAACAAAGAGAATTTGAAAAGGTATTAGAAAATAAGTTTTTTTGTCCGACTAAATTTGCTCAAGAAATTGAGTCTTTAGTTCATCTTAATAGTGATATGAATTATATTGATGCTATTATTCATTTTTGCGATAGGAATAATATTGATTTAGAATCTGTCCCTAAACTTATATCTAAACCATTAAAAGAAAAAATTAAATATAATGCAATGGAACTTAATTTCTTAAAACGAACTTCCAGAGCTAAATTAATTTTTTGATTTTTAATTTATATTATGACACCCTTTGAGGTCTATAAAACATATCTTGCTTTAAAAAATCATTTTACTAATGATAGTTACGATTATCATAAGTATTGTGGTAAAAGTAGGGCAACTTTACAGTCCTTTTATAAAAGGAAGGATAGGTATTGGTTTGAAAAATTATCTAGACAAAAAAGTGATAAAGAAGTTATAAATTTTTTTGTTGCTAATTTTGTTACATGTGATGATCCCCAATCATTGTGGATTGGAGAAATAATTAGAGAAGGCGAAGATAGATACGTCGATTGGGAAAAAAAGAAGCAATCACTTTCATATCATTTTAAAGAGCAAGTAAGTAATATATTTAATAAAACTAATCTTGATGAGATGTTTTTTATAGAGGGATCATCTCATCCACAAATACTGAAGCAGCATTTACAAAATAATATCTCCTTAGAAACTTTTATTATACTTGATAAAATTTTTGGTTTTGTAAAAATATTTGATAAAAAATTAAATGACCCTGTGTGGAAATTTATATCATCTAGAATAAAAAAATATTCTTCGTTTCTAAATATTGATATATTTAAGTATAAAAAGATTTTAAAGGAGTGTGTATTATGAGTTTTTTTGAATCTGATGTAGTTCGTGCAGAGATGGCAGAAATTTCAGAACTACAAGAAGAACTTTATAACAGTGTGTTTAAATTTTACCAAATGGACCATAATGGTAAAATGGACCATGTAAATTTACTTCAAAGACTTTTAGATAAACAAAAAGTTTTATATACTAGATTGTCTCTATCAGATGATCCAGAAGCAAAAAAGATGAAAGAAAATATTTCAAAATCTGCTGTAATGATGGGATTACCAGCAAATGTCGATATGAATGTGATATTTACCAACATGCAAACTTTAATTGAAAAAATGAAAGAACAAATTAATAAATTCGAAAGCAAATAGACTTGACACTGACGGGCATCTGCAATATATTGGTTTAGTGCCCACCGCAGATGCCCTAACGGGCACCCAAAGGCCAAATCTAATTAAATC